GGTAGAGTCGAAATCAGATGCATGCAGTTCGATAGTTCTCTGTTTATAATGATTGTCTTTGTCCCAGAAGGTTACATCGACGGCGTTTGCCCTGTTGGATACGTCAAGATATTCAAGGCTCAGACTTTTTGCCCCGATATTACCGACGTTGAAAATAAAAGACTGTGCCGGAAGTGTCTCGAGCTTGTCCGCAAAACAAGTAAATTCTCCGCCCATCTGGACCGTAGTGCCGCGTCCAAGTAGCCCGATATTGTTAAGAATCTTTCTCAGGCTCGTCGATGAGTCGATATAGTAATTGCATTTAAAGCTGACAGGCGAGGCCACCCCGGGCGCGGTATAGTGCGTATCGCAGTTGTTCGCCCATGCCAGGAAATCGGAATATCTGATCCTTGAATACGGGACGCCGCCGCCGTATATGGAGTTATGTAGAACGTCATAAGAGGCCCATGCCGGATTATCGGCAGGCTTGTCTTCGTACTGGGAACCAGTCCAGACCGGAACCGTCGCACGAGTGGCTATCAACGAAAGATTCGGCAGGGATCCGGAGAATTTATCGGTAGCCAGCGCACGAAGTGCGAAGATCGCAGATCCGGGATATGTGAAGTCGTCATAGATGATTGACTCCACATACTCCAGGTACGCCTCATCAGCCACCCTGGTCGAATCGCTTTCGGCGTTACAAAGCCTGACCCTTACCTGGTATGCCCCGGCCGGGATGCGGTCGGCGTAATATACTTTCCGCAATGGACTGCTTTGTGCCCCGGAAATCGTGACATAATCATATAAATATGTACCGACTGCGTGAATCTCATCGTTTACGGTAATCCATTGCCATTCATAGCGGGGCCGGGCATAGTCATTTTCCGCCCATGTTGCGGATTGATATACCTCGCCATTGTGGTGCTCATAGGGATTTGTTGAGCCAGATTCAATTTCCACCCATCCGCCAGGATACAATGTTTCTCCCATGATTGTATAGGTGGATGAGTAATATCCCGCCGACCAACGTGTAACCTGCTGAGTAATTGGCTCCAGGTTGTATTGCTTGAGGCGTGTCCAGGTTTGGCTGTTCGCTTCCTTGTATTCTATTTCAATCGGAACAGAATATGTGACCAGTCCGCCGTTGTCGTTCGCGTAAAATAATCCCCGGGGGAACGCAATGGCAATGCCAAGTCCTTCGGTTTGCGTCCCATCTGCGTCTATCGTGGTCCAACTGGTAGTGAGTTTTACGCCGGATGCTTTTAATGTCCTTGAGTCATTGAAATACTGAATGACACTCTGATCGACGTTGCCAAGGCGGTATTCCCAGTCAATACCATCAACGCCCTTTGTGACTGCATTATCGTTCAGCCGGATACTGGTTTCGTCAATGGATGTAATTTTGTGGTCGGCGATAGCATATAGAACATTAAAATATTGCTTGTCTCCGACAACTTCTATATATTTGCCGATAATCGGGGGGATGATTCTTGCTGTGCCGTATAACACCGGCCACACAACGCCTTCCCGATTTGAGTTATCCCCGGCCTGCCATGAATAAGTGCTGGACTGCTCGCCCGCACCGGTAGGGTCGTCGGCCATACCGAAATTATAAGGCAAGACGGCACTGATCAATAAGTTACCCGCGACTGATATCAGCGCTCCGATGCCGGCGGCAACAGCGTTAACAGCCGCCGTGGAGTAGCCCGCCATAACACCAGTAGCCAAATACCCACCTGCGCCACCCAAGTACCAAGTAGCCGCTGCAGCAACAACAACCACAATAACTTGGAGGACGATTCTCAGGATGTTTTTCCCGCCATTATCGCCTCCGCCAGCAGGCGATGCGCACAGAACGACGTTGCCCTCCGGGTAGATCAGTGAATAATCCGCGTCTTCTGGAACAAGTTGACCGTTTACGGCCGCGATATAGTAGCAGCCGTCAAGCGGGTTCCGCACCAGGTCGATGCATTGCTTCAGGGACAGGCCGCGCGGCACTTCCTTGAATTCGCGATTGTGCAGCGGGTCGAACGGATTGGTGATATTGGTGATCCGAATGTTTTGCCGTTTTAGGATTTCTTCCACCGATAGTATCCCCTGATTTTGCGTTTAAAAAAGATGTCGTCGATGCGGGTAACAATAACGCCAGTCTTCTGCATGATATGGATGAATTTGCCGTCCCCGACGTAAACACCAAGATGCTGGATCAGGTCGGGTTTGTTGGGATCCAGTGCAATGGTAACGGCACAGCCGGGTTCCGGGTTGTCGATTTGCTCCCATTTCCCGGAATCGATTTCCGCCTGAATCATGGCGGCGTCGATTTCCGTATAGGCGTATTCGCCACGGGCTTGCGCCGCGAGAACCTTTTCGATAGCAAGAACTTCGATGTCCGGAGTGGATATCTCGTTGCCATAACGGTTCATAACTTCCACAAACAGGCTTTTGCAGTCGTATGAACCCGGGTTGCCGCTTCTGCGCTCATATTTGGCGCCGAATAGATCATGTAATATCGAATCCACCTTGCCCCACCCCTGGCGCGTTCCCAAACCGCACCGAATTATTTTTTGCCCGACACGCGAGAAGCGTGTGGTCGCAGGTCGTATCTGCCCCGACGTATCCACAGAGGCCGTCGGCACCCTTGAATTTGTAGCGGCAATGGTTGCGCAAAATCCTGTTTTGCGGAAACCGCCGCTGGTACGGATTGCTTGCGGACAGAACGAATGTTGCCCATTCGGCGTTGCATTTCGGCTGTTTCAGTTCGAAAGTATGTTCGACTTCCGGGGCTGCGTCCGGATCAGCCGCAATGACTTTCGTATTGATGACCGAAATTGAAACGATGATGGGCGAGTAACCGTTCGCCTTGGTATAGTCATCGTAATACTGGATATACTGATCCATGACGCGGGAGACGTTGGAGATCTGGATAGTCACCTGCGGCACCTCCCCGGACGACCCGTCGGAGATTTCACTCAGGTTGAATACTGGCGCGGCGATCCATGTTTCGACCTGGGTGTCTTCCGGGTGCTGCCATGTGATATTCTCGGAGTTGTTCACGAGCCGCAGCGGCTCGGCAACTCCCGGGATGATAATGCGCAAGCAGACGAGGAATACACTGTCCGTATTGAGTTTGTTTTTTTCGGCGATTGCCGTCGATGATAGCGGAAGCGGCATTTATACCTCCCGAAGCTGGACCGTGAGTGACCTATAACCAGGATAAACGATCTTTGAGTCCAACTCATCCTGGCTGAACATGACAGTATAAACGACGGATGTGGCAATGTGCGTCCATGTAAACGCTGCTCCCTGATTTGCCAAAAAGAATGCCTCGAGCGTTTGGTAGTCTGTTTCGCTCATGGCGCATTTCTCGTCCCATTCCAGGGAAAACACTTTCTTGGCTTTCGTCCATTTGCGGCGCTGCTGAACGTAGGGACCTTCCTTGTCGTTTTGGTAAACCGGAAACAGGGTTACTTCTCTGATCGGATAAATGGGTTCTGCGATGGTGGGCCATGCCGACATATTATCCTCCTAATGCGCTGCGCAGTCCGCCGACGTTGCGTTCGAGGGCGTCCAGCCACACGGTGACGACATACTCCTGGCCGTTAAAGTTAATATCGGACTTGGTCTGTTTGAGCGGTGTGCCGCTTTCGTTTTTCAGCTCGACTGTAACCGGCGTGGGTTTCGGAGCGCCCACAAGTCCGCCTTCAGCAAACTGCATTTGATTGCTGTCGAAGATCGGTGGAGACGGTATGGAGAAATTAAGTGCGCTGACGGGGACGAGCCCCCTGTTGAGCGCATCCATGAAACTCGTGCCATATTTATTGACAGATGATTTCTTAATGACGTATTCGCCTCCCATGGCCATAATCGGGACATCGTCCTTTCGCCCGGAGCCGCCATGGATTGGACCACCTTCGGCCTTTGCCTCCGGACCTTGAATCATCTGAGAGGTCAGGATACCGATTTGTGTACCGACGAACGCGGAGGCAATAGCCGCGTACGCAACACCAACAGATGGATTGATTTTGGATCCGGATTCGTAAGCATTGATTACGGATTGAACGCCCTTAATGGTTGCTTCAGCAATAGCCAGGGCCTTCATGGCATAAAATGCCTCTTTGGATTGCTTACCGGTCGCCTCGTAGATCATACTGGCAGTCTGGGTCATCATACTGGCCATATCGCCGGCCGTGGTCAGGCGTTTCTGCATGACCTGCTGCTGGCTGAGTGCGATTTTATTTTCGGATGTCATTACGAACATGGCGTAATTTTCTTGCAGAGCCTCTAACTTTTTCTTGCCAGCTTCACTGATGTTGGCCTTGTTGTTCTCGTGTTCCTGTAATTGCGCCTCGATTTGCATGAGGTAGCCGCTGTCGGACTGGTTGATGTCCTTGGGCTTGAACGCAAGTTCGCCCTGTGTGTCGGTATTTTTCTGGAAGAATGTGGATGCCTCTGTATCCACGGCATCCAACTCGGCCTTTAATGCCTCAGCGTCACTGTCATATCCAACCGGAGCGACTGGGGATGTGTTATACCCAAATCGTACTCCGGCGCCGGATGTTGACCGGACGCCAAGGGTGCGGATGCCGCTGGTGGCATAGACCTGTGACCGCAGCTTTGCCGCGTGTGCCTTGAGGTCGGTAATGGCTTTGTTGAAGGTGGCGGTATCGCTCACGATTCCACTTTCGGTGCGGGCTACCTCGCTGCTTATATTGTTTGCCACCTCTGCAAGAGACTTGAGTCCGGAACCCAGTGCGTTGATATCGACGCCCTTGCTCAAATTGGCTATGGCTTCGTATGATGCCCGAATGCGATCGACGGCAACCTTCGGATCAATGTTGCCCGCCTTCAGGTCTTCAATTGTTTTATTAATGAGGTCTGATGCGGCCTTGATCTGATTGTTGGCCTTTACGATATCCTCTGACGGAGATTTTCCTGAAATCGGACGCAAATCAATATCAACTCTGAATTTATAACCGGCAATGATTTCTTGGGTTGCCTCCGAGAATTGCTGCAATGTTTGCGAATCTTTTTTAGCCTGCTGAATTCTGTTGATCACAACCTGTTGTAGAGTCTCGCTGGCCACAGCGCCTTTCTTACCAGGGTGGAAACTTATCGCGAGATCGTAATTGTTAATATCGGCGGTATAGTCGGATTCCTTTGCCTTGTTTTCGTGGAGCAATATATTGAGAATTTTGAGCGATTCGATGGCTTCTTTCGTGTATTGATCGACGCGCGTCTTCAGTACATCTCCGTAATATTGCTCAATGCTCTTGCCGCCGCGTTTGTAAATATCGTCGAGCGCCCGGATGGTATTGTCGGCCTCTCCTTTTGTGCGGGTTTTTATGATTTCCAGATGAGCTTTGGCTTCCTTGGCGAGCTCGTCACGGCGCTTTTGGTCGTATTCCGCATTGATCGCACTCTCCATACTCTTGATGTATTCTTGATTTTTTGCGGCCTCGGCCATTCGGTAATCATCGGTACCTTTAAATTTAGACAGGGCGGCGCGTCGCTCGATTTCGATTTTCTGCAAACCATCAACTTCGGATTTTGCCCATGCGGACAAGAGATTTGCCGTAGCGGTATTGCCTTTGGCCTCGAGATCCTGCATAGCCCGTTCAGCCCTATTGACAATGGCCTCCACATGGTCTTCGTAATCCTTTTTGCTCATGTAGCCATACTGGGACTTATATTTTAACTTCAGCCCCTCAAGGTCGGCATCGCGTTCGCGCATAATGGATTGAGGGGACGCGACAACTAGCGCCCGATTGATTTCCATGATTTTCGAACGCTCGGCGACGTATTCATCAAGCGCTTTATTGCGAAACTGGTTCAGGAAGCTGCGGTCGGGGGATCGCCGGTATTTGTCACGGGTGGAGATATCCAGGTACGGATCCTGATCGTAAGTTCTCGGAGCCGTTGCCGCGTATCTTGCCTTCGCCCACGCGACTTCCTGTTGGTGCTGCTCGGTGCCAAGTTTTTGCTCATACTTGTATTTTTCGTAAATCTGCCTTAATTCCAATTTATGGACGTTTTCAGCATTAACGCCAATGTCATTGGTTGCATCGGCGGCCATCCTGGTAATACTTTGGAGTGACGCCTGCCTGGACCGGTACTCCAGGTCTTGCGCATTGCTGACATCATCCGGATTGCGGACCGTCCCGAAGGATCCGGCTATACCTCCGCCATAAGTTGCCTCCCATTCCGCGATGTTTTTGGCAGATTTAAACCCGGTTCCACGGACAATCTGGACGGGAATTGGCGTTGATGCTGTCGCCGAAGACGGGCCAATATTGCTGCCGAATCGCCTTGCTACGTGCGACCAGAAGCCACCCTTGGCGTCTTCTGCGTTTTGCATAAGTTTCTGGCGCGACAAAGCCTGCGGGGATAAATTGTAATCCCTGATCGAGGTTGTCGCACCAAGCAGCGAGTCGATAAATGATTTACTGGAATCCGTCAGCGCCTTAATGGGACCCATGATGGGACCGGCAATGGAATCAATGAGCCATTTATTGTATGGATTGACGGTTTTCGTGTCCGGATTGTATCCGTATAATGCACCTCCGATGACATTCCCTAGTTTATCATATCCGCGACCAGACACATCGTCGGACAACCGCTTTCCTTGGAACACCTTCCAGTCGGTGACAAGCTCAAAGGTTCCCTTGAGCAACGGCTGTAACTGTCCCCACATGTTTTTGACGTCACCGGTCGCGTTCTTCAGGAAGTCCTCGAGTTGAAAGCCGATATTGCCGACATTCTTCACAGAGAATATATCCTTCCAGTAGTCTGGCGTCAGGAATGGGTATTCTTTTTCTGTGTCTGACTTGGTACCTTCCTTGATTCTGCCGAGGCCGGTCCACTTTGCCGCGTTGCGTCCAAGCGCCTCGGGCCAATATTGAATCTGCCCCTTGGCGAATTGATAAAACGGGAAGATTCGGCTCATAACCGTCTTTTCGGTGCCGGTTAAATATGCCTTGTTGTATTTATAGAAAACATTTTGCGTAGTTTCGACGGCGGATGCCAATGATTGCCCGTTGGCCTTTGAGGCCAAGAGCAACGCGATGCGATTTACGGATTCTCCGAAGTTGGCGATTTTCGCCGGGATGCGATCCAGGGATTGCTCGAACATGCCGGTTGATTTTGTCAGGCCGTAATCTTTCGCCTGTTTCCATACTTTAGGGTCGGTCTTGCCCTTGCTTACAACCATCCTCAGGGCGTCATAATAATATTTTCCTGTCGCACCGACATCAGACAGGTTCCGCATGGGCATTTCAGACAATCCCTGCGTTAAGGCACCCATGAAATTCCTGGTTTGGAATTTCGGCGACCAGGACATGAGCCGCTTGAAGACATTGGACGTAAAATCAAGCGTTCCGCCAACCGGACCAACGGTCGGCTGAGGACCAAATGCTTGATCAAGAACATTGTAAAACTTCTGAGGTATGATTTTTTGAAAGTCTGGGTTATGCTTCCTTTTTGTGTATTTTGAGACATCAAAGCCAAGTTTGGCTAGTTTATAAAAACTACCTGATTCAGCGGCAACCCTGAAGGCATCTTTGAATTTATCAACGCTGCTTTTGGGATATAATTTTTCAATGTCGTGAAAAATATTAAACTGGCGGGCAAGGGCATCCACGCCTTTTTCAATTGCGGGCGCCTTGGCTGCAAGAGTGGCCATTTCCTTGCCGATGACGCTCGCGGTCCTGGACACGACTTTAAATGCGGGGGTTCCGATAAAATTCAGTGGGTCCGTGGCGATATCACCCACGACACCAAGAGTCGTGGAAACGCCACCCTTTTGCATCCCCATCTGTTTTTCGATGATGTCACGGTAGGTTTTTTGCTGCGTGGTGTAATCTTGGCCGGTCCATGCAGTCTTTGCGTTATTGGATACGCTGGATGCGTATGATTTCGCAAAAGATCGTGCAAAGGCGGCGGAGGTATTGCCGGCGCTGTTTCGTTTTAAGGCTGCCTCGTTGGCCTTGTAGATGGCATCCACGGGCGAAAGAGCACCGAACGCGGAAACCATGCGCTTGATGGTGCCCGCCTTGACTTGCTGCGCCCTTTCGAGATTGGCGATACTTTTTGCGATTTCCTCGGCTTCCTCGAGTCGGCGCAGTTCTTCCTCGGCATTTTCTTTGCGAACTTTTAAGTCATCAACGATACTCATATCAAGTCCTACGAGCGCATG